TGCTCTAGCTTGGTGCTTCCTCCTCGAGCAGCGCCGCCTTCCCTTTCAGGGTCAGGCGATAGCGCGCGGTCCGTTCGCGTGCGCATGCTCGGCAGCGTTGCGACCCGTCGCGCGCGATCGATGTATTCGCTGCATCGAATGGATGACCCAGGAAACACTCCGTCTGTCTGGGGCGAGTGTACCGGTGTGTCTTGAACGGCGTGAAGTGACGCCCGCGCGCCAGCATGTCCTGAGCGTTGTCGCGCGCCGTACCAGGGCGAAGGTGATCCGGGCGAACACACGCGGGTGTGTCGCACGAATGCAGAATGTCCATGCCCTCTGGGATGCTCCCCTTCGTGAGCTCGTACGCGACGCGCGGGGCCTTGATGACCCGATAGTTGATGCCAAAGCAGCCGTACCCGTGCTGATCCTTCGCGCCGCGCCACAGCCAGCAGCCGTCGGTGTACTCGACCTTGCTCCAGAACCGCGCTGCGACTGACGCCCGCCGATACTGCGGCGAGCCAGCGTCCGACATCGCCCGCAGTTCTGCCTTCCGTGCTTCCGTTGCCATGATCATCCTCGGTGTGATAGGTCCTACTCACACCAAGCGACGGAACGGAAAAGGAAGGACGTAGCTGCGGGAGAAAAGCGGTACAGTTCTGCGTGGAGCGGTCCGAGGCTCGCTCAACTCGCTCTTGACACAGGCAAGCACCGATCTGCGCGGCGTTCGCTCCCTCTACAGCGGGTGAACAAATAGGTATCCCCACGCCTAAAAAGCGCGTGACCCTTCGGTCCTCGCACGCGAACTTGAGCGCACGCTCCATCTCGTCGCGCATCCCGGTCCGGTGCGGATACTTGCCGGTGGCAGGGTCGCAGATCAGCCCCGCCGCGTCCTCGATGCGGCACTCGTCGCGGGGAAGCGTGGGATCCGGGGCAACGCGGTAGCGGGCCAGAACGCGGGCAGCGAAGCGGCTCATGTGGCCGCCATGGCGTGTGAAACGGGGCACCTGAGGGGCAGGGCCCTCGGTTGCACCTGCGTTGCACCTTCGTAGGCGGTTTCGCTACCGGTTCGGGCGTCCGACCCGTGCGTTCGCCCTAGTGAAGCACGCTGACTGCCTGCGTTTCCCCTATATAGAAGGGGGACCGCTACGTTTAGGTTCAAGGTTCAAGTCCTTGATGGCCCATTGCTTTAAGCCACCGCTGGTGAGGTTAACGGCTCCTTTTGGGGGCCGTTTCTCGTTGCCGAGCCATTCGGTTGCACCTTGGTTGCGCCTTCGGCCAACCTGGCTGCGCACCGCAATGCATAACGCTCCGAGCCGAAACGCTGCTGGTTGAGGTCGCACGCGCCTCGGCGTTGCCACCGAAGAATCGTCCTCCACTCCCGTTCATGTGCCTCGGCGGGCGACGGAAACCGCCCGAGGACGTGCATCAACGGTTCACGATCATTACGCAGGAGCCCCTGCACCCAATCCCAAAGGGGCCGATTCGTACCGGTTGCCGGTCGCGTTATGTGCTTCCGTCGCCGCGTCGGCGGCATGGTGGTAATTCCGACGTACCGAAAGCGACGTGGCTGCGCTGGGTCTACCAGCACATAAAGGGTGCAGGTCATTCGCTCGGCTCCTTCGGCTCGGCAGACTCGGCAGACTCGGGAAACAGCCTGTCCGCCCTGCCTCTCACCGCGTCGTCGACCCGGTCGTTCCGCCGGACCCGGTACGAGTTGGCCATGCTGAGGTCGCGGTCGCCGATCGCCTGGAGAGCCAACGTCACATCACCGGTGGATTCCGTGAGGTCGCCCATCAGGCCGCGGCGGAACCCATGGCCAGCACGCCACCGAATCGATTCAACGCCGGCCCGCTGCTCGGCCAAGTGGAGCGCATTTGTCAGTGACTGAATGGAGTAGTGCAGTTCCTTGTTGTGGCGTCGGCCCGGAAACAGCACGTACTGCCCGCTGTAGCGCTCAGCGTCGCGCCATTCCCGCGCGATGGATAGAATCCGCTGCGTCTGCGGGAAGAGCCGTAGCGCGCGATCCTCGCCCGTTTTCACGTACTCGAGCGGCACGCTCACAACGTCGCCCTCGATCCAGCCCCATTGCAAATTGAGGATCTCGTTCTGGCGGTTGCCGTAGATGCCGAGCAACCCGATGGCGACCCAGGCGCGCCACTGCCCACGGTCCTGCGGATCCAGCGCGGCCCAGATGCGAAGGAACTCGTCCGATCGATACTCGGCCCGCGGCTTGGTCCGCTTGTCCTTGGCGATCTTCAGAACGAACAGGTGCCACTTGTTCTTCTGCAAGAGCTCCATCCGCTCGCCCCAATTGAAGACCGTGCGAATGTTGCCGATCGTGGTCCGGAGGGTCGCCGTGGCAAGCCCCCGCGCGTCGAGCGCCTTGCGGAACTCGCCGCACTGGATGACCGACGTTTCTTCCGCGACGTTGGCGGCGCCGGCGAACTGCTCCCACGTGCGCCAGTCGGCTTCATACAGCGTTCGGGACCGCGGCCGGAGTGCCGCCCATTCGGCGTTCTTGAACGCCACGAAGAGTTCGCGGTTCGTGACCGGCGCGCGCTCAGGCTTGGCGGTCATCTCCTTGCCATAGGCCGCGAAGAACGCTTCCGCCTCGGCCTTGCCTTCTTTGGTCGCAGGCCAGGAATCCTGCTGGCGCGCGCCCTTCGGGCCCCACATGACGACGTAGCGCTTCACGCCATCCATCCTCGTCTCGAGGAACAGGCGGACGAGCTTGCCGCGCCGGCCAAAGGTGGCGAGTCGCTTCCGGGTCACGACGCCTTCTTCTCCTGGCGCGCAATCGCGCGCGCGCGAGCTGCGACCGCAACCGTCTGGGCGCGCTGGGGAACTGCACACATCCGGTATTGCCGCGCGCGACCTGAGAGCCGTGCATTCCCATCACGCAGCATTGCTGCGAAGTACCCGGCCATGGTTGGAGGAGTCACGCCGCGTCGCATCGCCGCGTCGTTCTCTGAGAGCCAGGTGATGTACGGCTCGGCGGCGAGCGCGACGTCGTCTAGGATTTGCTCGACGCGATCCACGGAGAACGACGCCCGGTTGGAGCGCAGCACCGCAGCTTCCCCACGCGCGTCGGCGACCACCTGTTCGAGTGCTCTCATGCGACCCCGGAACGTTCTACGGCACGCTTTCGATCGCACTCAAGGGCGCGGCGCAGCGCGCTGAGAATCTCCGCGCCGTACGAATCGTTCAGCGGCGGCTCAACACCGATGTGCTCAAGGCCCGACGGGCGAGCGTAGTACGCTTCGAACGCGGCGCGCACGTCGTCGTCGGTGACAGGTGTCGGCAGCCTCGTCACGCTGCTACCTCTTCGACGTACGCGACCTTTCCGTCCGCGGTGTACCACGGGCTGTCGATGATCAGGCGGTACGGCCAGTTCCGCGACCGGAACGGCGCGGCGGGACGGTAGTACTGCACGACATCGGGTAGCCCCTCGGTGTCGCAGTAGGCGTCCCAGATAGTTGTGACCGGCCGGTAGTGCTCTTCCCACGTGAGCAGGCACATCCGGCAGTCGGGCATGTCGCGGGTCGTGTTCGCGGTCGCTATCGTCGGCATTCCTTTGCTGCCCGTGGCGGCCTGCCGGCAGAGCGTGTGACACCACACCAGCCCCTCCTCAGTGATCGCGACAGCCCGATCGTTCCACTCGGTGACCGGCTTGCGGCAGAAGTGGCACGGCGGATAGCTCAGCTCGACGGAGTACTCCGATGACCAACCCGGGAAGTCAGGCGGTCCGAGAACGCGCAGCAGTTGACCGCCGCGCGAATCGACGTCGGGGATATCGTACGGGCACTCAGCGGGTACGAGCGCGGACCGCGGGCCCGGCACGTACACCTGCGGCTCTGCGACCGCGATAACGTCGTCGCCAGAAGCGAGCCCGAAAAGCAGCTCGGCGGTGGTAGGGGTCTGCTTCACTCTTCGACGAGGTCGCGGTCGTCAAAGTCCTCGTACTCTTCGCCTGCCTCTCGCTCTTGGTCGCCCTCCGCCTGCTCGATCCGCGCAGTCGGCGCCGCGGCCGCCGCTGACAGCAGCGGAACGTCCTCTTCCAGTTCTTCGTGCGCATCTTCCTGAACTGCCTGGATCAGCCGGGCGAGCTTCGGATCCTTCGGCAGCAGCTTCACGACGCGCCGAATAATTGATTTTTTCGCGTACCAGGCTTGGAGCGGTCCTTCCTTCCACTGCTTGGAATACTTCTGCCTGATCTCTTCGACATCCTCGGCGGTCATCACGTCGAAGATCGGCGTGCGATTCCGCGGCTGGTGGACGATGCACCACACGTGCGTGATCGGCGCCTTGTTCTTGCCGACCGGCCGATGATCGAGGACCGGCTCCAGGCCGAACTTGTACGCGAACTCGTCGCCCGCGCGCACCACCTTCGCCTCGAGTGGGAAGCCGCACGCTGCCGAGAGTTCTGCCAGAAACGTGTAGCTCCGCACCGGCACGGCCTCGACCGTCCCGGCGCTCTTGTTCTTGAACGGAAGGAGGTACGCAGACTCACCGATCTCCGCCCTCCATTGCTGGATCTTCGCCATGCCCATGATGAGCGACTCTGGCGTGCACTTTCGCAGCATCCCGGACTCGTCCTTCTTCATCGCGAGCACGAGCGACGCAGCGACGCGCTGAATGTCGGTGCCGGCTGGCAGGAACGGCTCGATGTACTCGCGGGCCTGCTTCGACGTGATGAGCTCGTTCACCGCAGCGGTGAGGGGTCGCTTCTCGGTCGTTGCGACAGCGGTGCTCTGGGGCTTGGTCTCGGTGGCCATTATCAGTCTCCGCGCCCAACGAGCTGCAGGCGCTGTAATTCGGTGGATGGCGCGGCCTTCACCGCCGCGATGATGGCGTCCGAGCGGAGTCGATCGCGGAGCGCAACGGCGCTATGCCACTCGCTGCGTGTGAATCGGCCCTCTATGCGCCGATGGATGGTCTCGACGATGAAGCGTTCGACATCCGTGCCCTGCCACAAGACTCGAATCGTGGTGCGCATGTATTCCATCGCATTCACCTGCGCGTGTGCTGCCCGCAGATCGTTCATCAGCGACAGCGTTTCCTCGTCGCGCGCCTTGCTGAATTCCTGGGCGGCAGCGAGCACGTCGCGGCCCATTGACTCGACCTTGAGGAGCGCAGCGGATAGGCGACGGCTTACGGCTTCGATACCATTGCGGCGATCGGCAGCGTCTGCGCTATCCACGCCGGCCAACATCTGCTGCGCGTTGCGAATGTCCTCAGATGCCGTTTCGTGGTCGACAGCCATGCGCGCAGCGGTGCTCATAGCCCGGCCTCTCGACGTAGCCGCTCGTTGATCCTTCTCCGCAACGCCAAATCGTCCACGTCCCGAAAGTCCGGCTCACTCCGGTCGGTCTTCGACGCAACCCGCCAGCCGACCACGAGCACGCCAACGGCGCACACGCCCCAGGCCACCGCCAATGTGACGGTGAGCGCGCTCATGCGGCCTCGGGAAAGACTTTCTTGAGGGGCTTGCCGAGGGCCTCAGCGATCGCGCGCTCGATGGCCGGGCTCCGGCGCTTGCGGGTGATGACATCGTTGACGAACGCCGACGAATGCCCCACCTGTCGTGCGATGGCTGCTTGCTTCACGCCCCGGAGTACTAAGGCAGCCTTGATTTCCGCTGGCTTCATCGCCTCTATTAGCTAAAGTTGTAGCGACGAAGCTATGTCTTAAAAGACCGTTGCGCAAGCCCGTCTTTCGTGACCTTCTAACCGTTGACATGGCAGGCAGATGGCAAAGGGCAATCACAAACCTGCCTTCCAGGGCATTCGGGAAATTCAGGATTTTCTCGTCGAACGCTGGCCGACACCGAGCGATCTCACTCAAGCGCTCGCGCTGCGGGGCGTTCCCGTGCCGCCCGACACGGTGAGGAATTGGTACCGGTCAACGGCCAACGATATGAGCGCGGTGAGTCTCCTGCGCATCATCATCGCGCTTGGCAAAGGCGACGAGTTTGCCGAGTGGATGGAAGGTCTACAGGTCAGTCCAGAAGCCGGAGGTGAGTAGCGGTAGCGTCCGAATCGCGCAGATGCCGGTCGTGCGCGCACAGGTAGGACCACAGAAAAATGAGCGCTTCGTCACGATCATCGGCCGGAACCTCGAGCCGGATCCGTCGCTGGCCCGAGACGTACACGACCCACGCGCGACATCCTGGTGCCGCGTCGGATTCGAAGATGCCGCGTTCCGGGGTAACAAATCCCACAGCCGGAGTACCGGGGCAGGGGGGCTACTGTTTTTTGCCCGGCGCCGGGATTGGATACTATTTCATGCACGGGGCCGGTTGACAAGCACAACCTTTTCCACCGGGTTGTCCACCTTAAGGAACCTTTAGAAGACGTACCGGACCCCCACGAGCGCGCGCATCGCGACGCCGCACTTCCCGGTCTGGCACTGGACGGCGGACGGGACCGCCAGTTCGCCTTCGGCCATGCCCGAGATGCCGCCGAGCACTCTCAGGTCCACCCCGGCACGAAATACTGGCGCGGCGTTCAGGAGGTCGTACAGGCCGGCGCCGTAGAGCGTGAACCGCTTTTGTCGCTCACTCGGTTTGGCACGCGCGACCGCGAGCTCTGCGCGCAGTGCGGCGGAGACGGCGCTGTCCGCAGCGTGGCGTACCGCACAGAGCGAGAGCAGGGAATCCGCCGCGGCGTAGCAGGCGCGAACGTCGGCCGATGGGGGATGCACGGTATCATGGAGAACGCGATCGCGCCCGCGCACATAAACCGTCTTGCCCGTGAGGAACGCGGTATCGGCCTTCACGGCGGCGAGCGTCTTGGCGCGGGTGTCGTCGGCGACCCGAGCGGAGTCAGCCCGCCACTTCACGAGCTGGCCTGCCTTCCATGTGCCGTATTGCTGGTAGCCGAAGATCCCGAGCGCGACGACGGCCACAACGCCGAGGAACATCCCAAGCGTCTTCATTCGCTGTCGTCCCGCGGCGGGTCACGTCGGTCGCGCCACAGGAACGTCCTCGTCGACCGCCTCCACACGGCGTGCTTCCGGGGACGGATCTTGATAGCGACCCCGATCAGCACGGCCAACAGGATCAGCGCGCCGGTCACCGTGTCCCGTCCGCCTTCCGGGGATGGAAGTATCCCAAAATGTCAGAACGGTTCAGGACATTCATGTCAACGGCCTGCCCGTTGTTCGTTGAACCGGCATAGCCGCGGTTCCCTTCGACCGTCAACACGATCGGGTCGAGCATCGCGACGATCCCGATGTGGTGACTGTCGCCCCAGGTCACGATCGGCCCCGGCTTCTTGAGCCCATAGAGAACCGCAGCGCCGATGCACGGCGTTTTCTCGACGAATGGCAACCAGCGGTCGGTCGAGGGATACCCGTCAGGCACCAGCGCGCCGCAATCAATGAACACCCGGCCCGCCCACACGGCGCACCACCAGACCGGCGGTTCCAGCCCAGCCCAGCGCGTCATTCGGTCGATGCGAATGCCGCGGTTCGAGCCACGGGGGTTCTCCTGAATCCCGTTGTCCCGGAGCGCGCGCAAGACGATCTGCTGTTGCAGCTCGGTGCAGTTCCCGCCCGGTACGAGCCAACCGGCATCGCGCGGCCACGGCTCGGCCTTCAAGGTGACGAGTTTGACCGCCATCAGAAGTCCGCTCCCGGCGGTGCGGCCTCTCCCCGCATCATGTCTCTGGCCGTGGCGGCGCTCGTGCGCTCGAGCCGGATGGCGTTCGGTGGTTCGACGGGCACTGGCTTGACGACGGCCCGGTGTTCCATCGTGACGTTCGCCCCAGCCTCAATCGTGACGGCCGCGGGGGCGCTCGCCTTTGCCTTCGCCAAATCAATATCCGTGGCGCGCTTCCCAATCATGCCGACCATGCTCACACCGGCGAGCGTGCCGAGGAACAACAGCCAGCTATCGTAGCCATCAGGGAAGGGCTGGCCCATCGCGAGCCGCACCACGACCACGGCGCCGGTAACGAGGATGAGTAGCAGCCCCGTGACGGTCGCGCCGTTCTGGTTCGGGAAGTCCGAGAGAAATGCTTTCAGGTTCATGGCGCGCAGCCTCCTGCTTTCGTGAGGGCGATGCACTCCGGACAGAGGTCGCCGGCCGGTTTTGTTGTCGTCGCCATCAGTCCGTTGTTCTCCAAGACGCTGATCGGGTACGCGGGACAGGACGCGCACCAATGCCACACCATTTCTTTAGTGCGGCACACGTACAGGGTCGGCGGGTGTGTGGGCGCATCACTCACGATCGTCCGGTTTCGGTGGAAACGGTCCCACGCGCTCCGCCGTCACCACGCCGTGCTCAATCCCTACTTCGCCCGGGTTCCCCTGGCCCGCTTCGATCGTCGGCGTCGGCGTGCCTTCGCGATTCAGCCGCGCGATTTCCTTCTCGAGCGCCGTGATCTTATTGACTTGGACGTCGGCCTTACTGTTCACCAACGTATGCACGTCAGCAACGTCGTCCCTGAGCGCTTCGGCCCTGGCGATCGCAGCGATTTTGTTGGCCTCCAGTTCTTGCCGCGCTTTCTTCGCCGCCTGAAATTGCTGATACCACTGCAGCAGGACGGCGAGCGTTGGTACGATCGCCGAGATGATCGCCACCGCGACGACATCGCTCATTGTTTCCCCTTCCCGTTCCGGCCACGAATGACGAAGACGAGGAGCGCCACAATCAGCAAATGCGCGAGCGCGTTGATGTAGCTGGTCGCATCGCTCATGCGAGCCTCAACGACGGCCCCGGCTTCATGGCCGCCCAGCAGAACAGCAGGATGCCAGCGAGTCGCGCGGCTTGATACACGCCCCAGCTCGCGTAGCTCGGCCACGCGACGTAACCCCACCAGCACAACAGGCACAGGCCGAACATCACCAGCAGCGCGACCCGCAACCGGCCCAAGGTCCAACGATAGAGGATGAGCCCCACGGCGCCGCCCCACGCGACCGTGCGGAACAGCACGTCGGGACTCGACACCCCGCGCCAGCCGATCGCGATGATCGCCACAGCGCAGAGCACCAGCAGGAACTGCATCGCTTCGCGTCGCGAGAGGAACACCAGACCCACGAGCGCGGCCTGGCTCAACGGGTAGACGACGCTCACCACCACGCGCGCCGACGGCGCTAGGTGTGCGGCGGTATCCGCGAACCACGAGACGAGGAAGACGCCGGAGAGCCACCACCATTCCGCTCCGCGTCGATGCCCGCGCAGATGCAGCCCCACCAACCACGCGAATGGTAGCAGGGCTTGCTGGTGCGCGAGCTCGAACGGCAGGCGGTTCATCAGCCGGGGCAGTCAGGAGGACAGAGGTGGCTGTCGTTGATGTGGTTGTTCGTGTGGCTCGATGTCGAAACTTCCGGCACCACGCGCAGCGTCATCTTCTTGCCCTCTTGGTAGACCTCGATCCGCGCGGTCGTTGGGCCCGCAGCCGCCAGTTGCTCGTACAGCTGGCTGACGGACTCACCTTGGAACCAATGAAAGGGCTTCCCGCGTTTCGTGGCTGGCCTGGTCATGATGCTTTCTCCCGAGCGAGGGTGTCGGTCGCGTACTCCAATACTTTCACGGCTTGCCGATACAACAGGGTGTTGGAATCGTGGACCTTGAGCAATGCCGTGGTGTGCTGCTTCGTCGCCTCTGTGTACGCTCCGAACGTGCGGACGAGCACCGAGACGATCACGATGAGGACGACCTGAATCACGATCAGCAGGACGGACATCGTTACGTCACCCATCGTCATCGCGGCGGCGATCACGTCGCGCATCTTCGGTGGCTTCCAGCCGAGTAACCCGCGTCCCCAAGTCCCCCACCGCCACGGTCAGCGCTCCGGTGGCGGTCGTCAGGTTCTTGACCGCGGTACTCATTTCAGCGAGCCGCCAGATCAATCCGCCGAGCACCACGAGCTGCGCCACGTCGAGCGTGAACGCCATCGGCGCGGGTAGAGACGTGGCGACCTGCAGAAGAAGATTCATCGTCACGCTTCCTTCAAGAGCTCTGACTTGGGCGATAAACCAGGAACATCTTCGAGCCGCTCCCGTTCTCTAAGCCGATCGTCATGCACGGGCGCCTCTCGCCGTCGCCGTGCGTGATCGCGGAGAGGTAGAAGCAGAGCGCCGTTTGCGCGCGGATGGTGCCCGCATCCACTTTCTTTGCGGCCTCAAGTTCCTGCTGCAGCACGTTGATCTGCTCGGCCTGGATGCGATTGATCGGCGCGCGTCGGAGCGTCGGGTCCTTTTTCGGCGGCAGGTCGCGCGTGGACTTGGATGGTGTCGGTTTAGTCATTGGTGGTTTTGCCGTGCAGGTAGTAGAGCGTCCCGCCGATATTGATGGTGATCGTGCGATTCGGCGCGGTTGGTGAAACGGCGTTGGCGATGCCGAGCTTCCACGCGCCCGCGCCGCCAGTCGGAGCGCCAGTCGTCATCGATCCCGTTATAGTTTGGTTCCCCGTCTGGCTCATCGAGAGAACAGGCGTGGTGAATGTCGTTCCATCGGCCGCTGTCGAGGGCGTGACTTCCCATGTGTTACTGGCGGCTCCGTCCTTTCCCACCTGCCAGTTGTAGTTCGCCGTTGCGCCGGCACCGTTACGCAGCCACACGTTGGCCGCCGCCGAGCTGGCCGTGCCCTTCACTTGGAGGGTGTCCGTTATCGTTGCTCCTGCGGCAACCGTGACCGTACCCGACAACACCCATGTGCTGATCGAATTGTCCCAGCGTGCACGGACGGAACCCTCGCCATCGGCGATGTGAATATTACGGCTGGCTGTCGTGAAGCCGGTCCCGTCGAAGCCCCCGATGAACACATTGTACTGGCCCGTGGTCAGCGCGGCGCCAGCGTTCCATCCGAGCGCGACATTCTTGTCACCCGTCGCCGCCGAGAGCGCCGCCGAGCCCACCGCGGTGTTGTTCGATCCGATCGTGAGCACAAGGAGCGCCTGCTCGCCGAGGGCGGTGTTGCGTGAGCCGGTCGTTGCCGCTTTCAAGGTTTGGCTTCCGAGTCCGACGTTGAACTGACCGGTAGTGAGCGCGACACCGACGTGCGAGCCCACCGCCGTGTTGTGGCTTCCGGTACCGAGCAGCAGCGTGTGATAGCCGAGCGCGGTGTTGCTCACCGCATCGGTGGCCGTGCCGAGTGCCACCGTGCCGACGGCGACGTTGTTGTTCCCGGTGGTCAGCGCCGCGCCGGACTGGTAGCCGACGGCGGTGTTCGAGGAGCCGCTGGTGAGCGCATTTAGCGCCGTGTCGCCGACCGCCGTGTTCGCGTGCGCGGCACCGCTCCCCGTGAAGGCCGCCAGTGTGCCGTAACCGACTGCGGTGTTGCCGTATCCTTCGGTGTTCACGGCCAGAGCATTCTTGCCGACGCCCGTGTTGTTAGTGCCGGTCGTAATGGCCGCGAGCGCTGAGACTCCGAGCGCCGTATTCGACGCGATGGACGAAGCGCCGAGGCCCACGGTCAGCGTGTTGATCGTGGTCGGGCGAATATCGGCAGGCGTAATCGCTGGCATTAGACGATGACCACGTTGGAGTTGACGAGATACATTTTCCGGTCTTCTTCGGCTGGGTCGTCATCGAGCACGAATACGCCGGGGCTTGTCTCTTTCAGGAACGCCGTCGCCTCGCCATCCTTGTCGCCGGTCCCGAGCACGTAGGCGCCGGCAACGCTGGGATGATCCATCCAGTACGCCTCGACGGGAACGGCCCCTGCGAGGTCGCGCGGGTTGCGCTCGATCTGGGTGGCGGTGCCGACACGGAGAGTCATGGGCTGGCTGGGTTGCAAGTGATCTGCGAGATCGTCATGCTTTGGGTATGCGCAGAATGATCTCGGCCTTTTTGGGGCTCATCGCCAGCAGCGGTTGCACGAAGTGGGGAGAGATCACCGCACCGATTACTCAGCAGGTTGTGGAACGGGGCGCGGTGCGATTCGAGCCGTATGACAGCCTGCCGGAGCCGCTGCGGTACACCCTTTGGCATTCGCCGCTGCGCGGCCACTTCGCGCTGATGCAGCAGTGCAGCGGCCATACCAGGTCCTTCGATCACATCGAGTGGTTCGCCTATCCCGGCCAGGCGACTTTTAGCGTCGGGGCAAAGCGATATGCTGGATTTTGGGACGGAGACCGACGCATCTACCTTGCTGGCACACCGACAACCCTCTCCCCGCCGCAGGCCAGCGACATCCCCTATACCCTCATCCGGCACGAGCTGCTGCACTACCTCACTAAGTCGGGCGACCACCCGCCGGAATACTTCGGAGCGAGCGGTCGGTGTGCCGTCGAGCTCGGACTGCGCTAGGTCGCTCACAGGCTGACCGACAGTGATGGGGAAGTGTAGTCCACTTCTGCCCACGCCAACTGGTTGTCGCTGGGGTTTGTTGACCCGGCCCCGTCTAAGGTGACGACGATCTGATAGAGCTTGTCGATTGCGACCGTCGTTGAAAGCGAGCCAATCGTCAGCGTTTCCCATCCGGTCGTGCTGTGGAGTTGGGTGCTTCCGATCTGGCTCACCCCGCCGACGTTTGGGTCGGGCAGTTGGTAGAACAGGAGCGCGGCGCTACCGTCGCCATTCGTTCGCTTTAGGCGCGCACGCACGGCGGTGACTGTGGTCCCGATTGGAAGCGGAAATGTTGCGTTGAGCGTGATGAGATCCGCCGTCGCCGGAAAGGCGGACTGAGAGCCGTAGGACAAATCGTATCCGCTACCTGGCCCAATGTTGGCTGGGAGAAACATCGTATACGCAAGACGAAGCGTCTTGGTCGTAATCTTGTTCTGGCTCTCCGGCACATCGACCGCGTCGACGTCCGCCACTCGATCGGTGCTCGACGCCGTGAAGGTCACACGCCCCGCCCCCGCCTCGAACGCTGGCCTGGTGATCGTGAAATCCACCGTGCCCGTCGTAGCAAGACTCGACGTGACGTTCGCCGCGACGATTGTCTGGCCACTGGCCGGCGTCACGGTGAGCCCGCCCGCGTTGTATGCGATCGTGATGTCCGTGCCGGTCACCGGATTCGCAACAGCGACCCGGACGACGATCTGCGTGGCGGTGGTGCTCACGATCGTTGCCCTCTGGATCAGCGCGACTGCGGCACCCTGCACCGTAAAGTCCCACGACTGACCGCGCGCCACGTCCGCGTCGATCGGGATTAACCGCCCATACGTCACCAGCCCAGCCGCGGGGATCGGGACCGTGTATTCCACGGTGGCCGCAGTGAGGCGAGCTGTGGGAACGCCTGCCAACACCGCCCACGGATCCGTCGCCACCGGCTGCGCTGGCGTCGACAGATAGAGCCAGAGCTCCGTGATCGTGCCCGCCACGTCCCAGCCGAACGTCACGTCCGTCTCGGTGCGCGCGACTTCGCGGAAGTTCGACACCCGCATCTCAGGCACCAGAGGCAACGCGCTGCCCAGCGCCAACCGACGACGCCACATCAGCACACCGCCGGACGGCTTGCCGCGCGTCAGGATCTTGGTGGTTGGACGTTCGCCCACGGCGATCCGGTGCATGAACCGCATCGCCGCCAGCTTTTGGTCCGTGCTGAAATGCTTGTTGTTCGCGGTGAACGTGTAGAGGTCCACTCCGATCTCGCCGGGCCAGAAGTAGCGGCCGGTGATCTCCAGCAGCGCGTCCGGCTCCTTCAAGTCAGAAAGCGCGGCATTCCCGAGCGCCGTCGCCGTCGTCACGTTATTGATCGGGCTCCCCGTGCCCTCCGTGATCTTCATGTATCGCCGGCCGTACTTTGCGATCGATGGAGCGTCCACGAGCACGCCCGTGGTCTTCTGAACACCCTCCTCGATGTAGAGAACTTCGACGGCGTTCCGAATGTCCTCAACCGCCTGCCGCATCGTCGTGACGTCCCAATAGTCAGACGTGCCGAACGTGTGGTCCGCGACGGTCTTCGTGCGTGACGGCCCGAACACGGTGTGTCGCCAATCGCTCGCGCTCGCGCCGAAGTGCCGCCAGCGAACGGTCCATCCGATTGATTCCGCGAGCGCCCGGAGCGCGTCCAGCGTCGATTGCTCAGTCGGCCCATACGGCGGGTCGCCGTCCAAGTGCTGCACGACAGCGCTCGATGCGACAGGGAAGTAGAGCGTCGGCGGTGCGGCGAGATTATCGTCCGCCACGGCCTGCATCACCGTCTCGAGGGAGACTCCTGTCGTCGAGCCGTATGGCCGCGCGATTTCGATCCAAGTATCCATTGCCACGCCCGCCTGATCGCGACACAGGACCGTGACATCGCCGAACCGTTCCGGCCAGTCCACATCGTCAATCTTCCCACGGAAGACTTCGGTGTACGTGCCGGAGCCGGGGTTGATGGAGACAACGATCCGCCTGCCCAACGCGACCGGCGGGCTCGCGGTCATCAGCGGTGCGAGTGAGTTGACGCCCTCGAGCCGGCGAAACACGACGGTTGCCCCGTCCACTATCTCGTCAACGCTCGAATCGTAGTCCAGCGATACCGCGAACTCCGTGAGATCCACGAGCGCGTCCGCTGCGTTCGCTACTTCGATCCTCACGGCGTCGGTGAGATCGGTCAGCAGGCTGGTTGGCTGCGCGACGTTCCCGCCAGAAACCGTCCGCATCTACGTGACCGCTACCCTCAGGGTGGATGTGCCACCGCGAGACGTGACGCGCTGCACCACACGACCAACCGCTTCCGCCACTGCGGTAGGGTCACCAGCCCCAGGTACCGTGATGTAGATGTCGGTGCGGGTCAGCCCGTTGCCGGCGAGCGAACCTGGGTTCGGCGCCACCGCGCCAGAGCCACCCGTCACCATGTGCCGGAGCGCGTTGATGTTCAGCACCCGCGGGATGTTCGACAACGCACTGGAAAACGAGTTGACGGCATCGGTTGCTTGGTCGGTCGCCGTCGCGTTTCTCCGAGCCGCACGCGCGGCTTCCGTCATCGCCTCCCCCGTCTTTATCATGCCCTTGGCGCTGATGCCCGGCAGCGAGTCCACGAGCTTGCCAATCCCCCAGATCAGCCAGCCGAACCCCTCCATCACGAAGCTGAGGACGATGGTGATGCCTTTGAGGACGGGCGCGAGCTGCCGAAGGAACAGATCCGCCACCAGCTGCAGCACCGGGACGAGCATCTTCAGAACTGGCGCGACCGAGTCCCCGATGACTTTCCCGATCTCGACCAGCGGGGCGATCAGCGCGGTGACAACAGGCTCCAGCGCCTCGAGCGCGCCATTGATGACCGGCAAGATGGCCGCGAGCGGGCCGAACGCCGCGAACGCCTGCACCATCTGCGCGGTCTGCCCGCCACCGCCGCCCGCCTGGATCGTCTGGCTGATCTTCGTGCCCATGCTGTCGCCAGGCTTGAATCCGAATCCGGAGCTCTTCTCCTTCTCCTCCCGGCCTATCGAGCCGAACATGCCGCCGGTCATGGTGCCCCAGCCGAAATCGCCGGACGGCCCAGGCGCCGGGAGATTGTCGAGTGCATCCCCCATCTGCACGATAGCGTTGGTCGCTTTACTGACCGCCGTCGCAACGCCGATCATCTTGGTTTCGAGCGCGGAGATTTTGCTGCCCGCTTTAGCCAACGACTCATCGGCCAATAGTCTCAGCTCTGCACTGAGCTTCAGGATCTCCCCCGCCAGCCCCGTCATCTTGAACGCCATCGCCATGCCGGCCACGGCCGCCAGGATCTTGTCCACCGCGAAGAAGACCGCCTCTTTCATAGCAGTCCACGCCAGCGTGAACTGCAGTTTCACAGCGTCCCAATGCTTGACCATCTGGAACCCAGCGGCCGTGAGCGCCCCGATGGCCAGCACCGCGAGCCCGATCGGTCCTGTGATGGCTGTGAACGCCACCGTGAGCAGCGGCCAGAACTTGAGGATGGATCCCACGACAACGAGCAGGGGGCCGAACGCCGCCACCAGCCCAGCCACCACGCCGATCGCCGTCTGCGTTGATGGCGACAGGTTATCGAACCACTGCACGATCGCGCGCACCGCGGGCACCACGTTCTCCTGCACCAGTGTCACGAGGCTCTGCATGATCGGCAACACGGCCATACCGATCTCGCGCGTGAGCGCGCCAGCCGACGCCTTGAGCGTGTCGAGCTTGATGCGAAAGTTGTTCGCCGCCTCAAGCGCGTCCGCCGACATGACCAACCCGAGCCGTTGCGCTTCCTGACGCGCCTTGTCCATTGCCCCGGCGCCCAACCCCAAGATCGGCGCGAGCTCGGCCCACGATTTCCCGAAGATGTCTGCCGCGATCGCGTTTCGGGTCGTCACGTCGCGCATCCCCTGCAACCGGCCAATGATTTCCGGCAACAGCGTATCCATCGACACCAGCCGACCGTTGGCATCCGTCGCCTTGAGCCCCAGCTTCGTGAGCGCCCCCGTCAGTTCCTTGGTCTGCTCGCCGCCAGAGGACAGCTTGGTGGTGAGCTTGATCGCCGACTCGGCCAACGTGTCGGTCTCGACGCCAGCCACTCGCGCCACGTGCCGGAACTCCTGCAGCGTGGAGGTCGAGAGGCCCGTCATGTCCACGAGGTCGAGCAGCCTGTCGGCGTACTCACCAACGTGAATCGCCGCCGCAGCCATCGCCGCGCCAGCCGCAACGATGGGCACCGTCAGCCCCTTCGTGAGATTGGACCCGAGCGCCGTCATCTTCTTGCCGACCCGCTGGACGTCCTTGTCCGCCTGGCTCAACGCCTTATTGAGCCCGGTGAGATCCCCGCCGATGCGAACGATCAGAGCCGCAAGCGCCACCTATCTCCCTCCACGTTTGTGGTTCCGAACGCCAGACTCGGCGCGGGCGGCGAGATCCGCCCGCTTATACGCTTCCTCCTCGAGCTTGTCGAACGCCTGCCACTCTGCGATCTGACCCGCATCCATCTCCGCGAGCATCACGTCTACATTCGCGTAGCCGAGCTCGCGAGCGAGTCGGAAGGCATAGTGCCGTTCAGGCTGGGCTCGGAAAAACCCTCGGCGTCTTTCACCGCCTCCTCGCTCAGCCCGTTGAGCTTCAAACACTCTTCGGCGATCGCCTTGAACGTCTCGGGGTCGAGCGTCTTGGCGAACGCAATACCCTCTTCCTCCGGGAATAACAACTCGCCGCTTTCTGCGATCCACGATCTGGCGATGAAAGAGAAGGTCAGCTCGTCCTCATTTCCGCCGGCGGCCTTCACCTTCTTGACCTCGCCCTGGAACGCGATGGCGTCCCCAGCGGACAGCGACCGCAGACGCACGACCCCGATGTCCGGGATCGTGACGTCCTTGGTCTTCGCCTGACGACGTGCTGCCGCTTTTTCCTTGAAGTCGTGCGCGGAAATCGGCATCAGGCCGTCGCGCGCGACAGTGTCCCGGCACTCTGGATCGTGATCGGCGCCAGCGCCAAATCACCGACCGCGCCGCCGACCGGCTGGTAGGACTCGAGAATCCCCGTCCCGGTGTAGTTCGGGTTCGTCGGCCCGACGACGGTGGCGGCGACCGGACGGACGATCACCGTGAACGTGGTGCCCACGAGGCTGAACAGGTCGATGTCCGGCGCCGGCGTGGCGCCGTAGTCCTGCTTGAACTCCACGTCGAGCGACCAGTTCTTGAGCCCGCCCTTGTTCTTGCGAGTCGTGTCGCCCATCGCGGACTCGTCCACCATCTCGGCGCTGTAGTTGAGTGTCGCCGACTTCACGAAATCGGACAGGTCTTTTGCGTTGATGCTCACGAACGCATCGATCAATACCACGCTCGCCATGATGATTCTCCCGTGTGTTGTTGGACTACTGTATCCCTACCGCCACGGCGAAGTTGCGCGTGTTCGGGTTGGTGGCTGTGATTCTCCACCACGTATCGGTGATCGCCCCAGCGACGCGGGTCGCCCACTCGCTCGCAACGGCGGTTCCTGTTGCTACGGTCGCGAACGTGATCCGGTCATTCGGGGATGTGAACGCTTCGTCTGAACTGCTCTGCACCTTCACGATGAACGAGCCGGTGCCGCTGAAGACATGCAGCGCGGCATAGAGGAATTGCGTGGCCGTGAGGGCGCCGAGCTGGAACGCGGTTCCCGTGACATTCCCTGTGGCCGAGCCGTTGTGCAGTAGCCTGCCCTGGATCAATGGTTGACCGCCCGAGCCTTCCATCGAGACGGAGAAGCCCATCAACTCACCAACCGCGCCGCCGGGGTTGTACTCGCTGTGGATCGCGCGGAACAGGTAGGCCCGATCGCCTGCGTCCCCGCCTTCGGGCGCGATGACGACCGGCACGTCCGCCGTCCCGATGCGCGCGAAGAGCACTGGGTCCGGTGCGGTGGCGCTCGCGGAATCCCACAGTCCTTGGTGGTTCCCCACCACCGACTTGAGCCCGCCCTTGTTGATACGCGTCGTTGCGCCGAAGGTCGTCTCGTCCAGCATGTCGGCGCTGTAGTCGAGCGCAAGCGCGTTCATCTGCCCGGTCAAATTGTTGCCGGCGATAAACAGCTTCGCGTCAGTCAGAACGAGGGATGTCATTCGCGACTCACTGGTATGTGTGCACTCGGTATCGGGAGACGCCGTGACGCGTGACGCCATCCGGGTCCGTGAACGACTCGAAGAACTCGTGCAGCATGTGCACGGTGTTCCAGCCCGTGACTGTCGGCTTCCATCGGTCCAACAGCACATCAATCCGGCTGGCGATTTCCTTGACTTGCTTCTTTCCCGGATACTGACTCCACGAATGGATCGTGACGGTCAAGTCGCGACCCGTCACACTCATCGTGTCGTTCGGCGCTTCGGTGTCGTCCCCGATCACGACATAGGGGAACGCCGCACTATCGGGCACACGATCGTAGACCGCCGCGCCGAGCGTCGTGGTTAACGTCGCATCGGTGCTCAGGCGCGTCATGATGGCGCCTTGGAGTGGCAGGGACGGCGATCCGCTCATGCCTGCGACGCCTCACGGCCCGCCGTACTCACAGCGTCCTCGACGCCCTTGAGATACTTCGCCCGCTCTTGCTGAAAGGCTGGGTTGAGGAAAGGCTTGGCGGGCCGACCATTGACGCCCTGCTCGACGAACCGGGCCACGAAATACCCCGAGCCGATCGATGCCGCCAGTCCACCGTCGCGGTAAATGATCTTAATGGAGTCATGCGTCGTCCCTTCGTCCACAGGCACACGCGCCTTGGCGCCTGCCTCGATCACTTCCGCGCTCTCCTGCACCCGCGCCTTCAGTTCGCGAAGCACACCGAGGCGCAGCCCCGCCAAGGCGCGACGGAACTCCTCCTGACCTTCCAGTTCGACGTAGGTCTTCGACTTCCGCGCGCGCATCGCGCGCTGGCCTGCACCAGCCATCAGATGTTCTCCTCGTCACACAGAAGTTCCGTCATCTCGTCCCGCTCGTCCGGCCGCACCGCCCGGATCACCAGCGTCTTCGTGCCGTATCTCACCCGCTGCTGCGCCGTCACCGTCCGCTTGCGAATCGTGATCCGGTGGCTCACGCTTGCCGCCATCTGCATCGCCTGGAACGCCTCATCACCTGCCAGCGCCTCCACCCGCGCCCACACCGTCGCGGTGTCTGCCCATGTTTCCGTCGAACCTCCATAGCCATCAGCCGCCAGCGTGACGGTCTGCAGGATGATCCTGCGGTTCAGCGTGCCCGCAGCGAGCGCCACTCACTTCCCCCGCGGCTTGCGTGTCGATCGCTTGAAGGCCGCGCGAGCTGATGCCGACTCCAGTTCGGGCAGCCCATCGAGCTTGGACTCCGGCACGTATTCCCATTCGGCGAATCCGTCTCGCACGAGCTCCCAGCCCGTGGCGCCGTCCACGGCGTACAGCTTTTGGTCAGCCTTTACACGGATAACGGGCCTTCTGGATGTCGTCATGGTTACCTCAGCCGGTGGTCAGCAAGCAGAGCGTCGATCGTGAAGCCGAGCTTGGCGATGATCGTCCCCGTGATTTCCGGCTCCCGGTGCGCGTAGAGCTGGCCCACCAACAGCTTGATGGCGTGCTCGATGTCGTCCGGTACCGTCGTCGCAGCACCGAACCCCGCCACGAACCGCACCACGACGCCGCTCGACAACCGGAGCGAGTCGGACGGCCATGACTCGCCGCTCTTGAGCACGATTCGCGGCGGACGCTTCGCGGCGTCCACCTGGTACTTTGTGCTCGAGAACACCGTGGACGTGCTCAGATCATCGTCGTAGTACGTGACGGACGTGACGCTCACGAGCGGTCGCTTCGGGATCAGGATCGCGCCGCCGTCCCAAGGGAACGCGTCGAACGAACCGTCCCATGTCTGCGTGACCAGGGCCAGACCATACGTGTTCTCGATCCACCGACGTGACGTTTTGACTAGCGAGTCGATGTAGATGTCATCGTCGGTGGTATCGACCCGCAGATGTGTCTTCGCGTCCGCGGTGGTGATCGGCTCCGCGGCCGGCGCAGTGACGAGCGTCAGGTCCATGTCAAGGCAGAGCACGCGCGCGGATTACCCCTTCCGCCGCTTCTTGGGCGGCTTCGTCCGTGTCGCGGCGTTCTCCGGCTCTGGCTTGGTCGCAACCTCGACCTCTTTGGCGCTTGCGCCCTCTCCGACCTCTTCCGCCGCGGCTGCTGGCTCGGCCGCCTTTACTTCCTCGGCGTACCCACCATCCACCAGGTCCTTCGCTTCGGCGTCTTCGATGTCGTACTCCACGCCTGCCTCGCGGCCGCCCTTTGGGCCGCTGCTTGTGGTCTTCATTTTGACGCGCATGGTGCTGTCTCCTCTTTCGTTGGGTCGTGTGAGTACCGACGTTCGATCTCCTCAGCGGACGGCAGCGCCTTGTCGGTCTTGGCGACGTGGAAGCCCTTGTCGTCCAGTGTTACCGCGAGCGTGTACGCATCGTAGCCGTAGAACTTTTCCTCCTCCGGCACGCAGGCGTCGAGGAGCGTGGAATCGGACGCCACGGTGATCGGGATGCCGCGCGCGGACGCGAGACCGACCCAGAACTCCAGACAGGCGCGTCCCTTTTCCCGCTTGTGCTGGTCCGGGTAGGAGTAGTCGCAGCCGTACAGGTGGATCGACCGGACGCCGATCGCAATCGCATAGGCGACCGCGTAGGCGATGGTGGAGTTGAAGTAGCCGTGCCCGGTCGCGGTCATGACCTGCTCGAGCGGGTACTCCACGGCGCCGGGGAACTCCGGATAGGCCCGCGACGTGTAAATCGGGCCGCGGTGCTCCCGGAGCCACGTACACATGCCGGCCACGTTGCTCGTGGGCTTCGCCTCGGCGCGCAGTTCCTGCAGCCGCATGTCGTCCATGTGGAAGACCCGATCGTGCTGGATCGTCCCGGCCATCGCATTGATCGCCCAGACCTCATCCACGAGCCGCCGGCGGTTCCCTACTTGCGCGGACAGGGTCAGGTAACTCCGGCTTGACGCGCCCATCGCCACGATCGCGACCGACTGCGGGGGTGCCTTGATCGGCGGTGGCAGCTTCTCAGCCGTCCCGCCATGCGCTACGTCCACGTGTTCGCAGACGGCGATGAGCGTCCGCCCGTTCACACGTTCCGCCACTGGCGACTCCGATCCTTCCTGACCCCACCACTCGCGGACTTCCCAGCCGTTGCGATTCAGCAGTGCCTCGAGTTGCGTGGCAGTGTAGTGGCGGTGGTGAAATGTCTGGCCGCGATATGGGAATGCGGCCTCGTTTGGCACGCTCACCAGAAGACGAGGCGCCATGCCGGCAAAGTGCCGGAGCGCGACGTCGGGCTGCTCGATGTGCTCGAGCGCCTCGAAGCACACCACCGCGCCGTAGCCGTGCGGAAATCGGACGTGCTCCAGCTCACCAACGTCGTAACTGATTCGCTCGTCGTGGTTGTAGTGCTGGCGCGCGAACTCGATGGTCGGAGCCGATCGGTCGAACGCGCGCACATTGCAGCCCGCGCCCGCCAGGATCTTCGATCCATAGCCGACGCCACAGCCCGCATCGACGACGTCCTGCCCAGCAAGCCGCGCAGCTGCCCACTCGTAGCGCGCGCGATGGTCCGCGCGGATACCATCCAGCGCCTCCGCGACCTGACGCTCGCCCGACAGGAGCTCGGTCACGCGACCACCACGATGAACCGGCCAACCTTAGTGTTGCCGCCCTGCGCGACCACGATCTTGACGCGCTCTCGAGAAGCGTAGACCGGGACCTCGGCCAGCACAGACGCCGCACCGGTGCCAGCCAGATTGCCCGCGATCACCGGGTACACGTTTTCCGAGGCGTTGATATTGGAATCGACCCAGAGGTTCTGCGCCGATTCATCGGTCGTAATCGTGAAATCGGACGTCGACGCCAGCGGGGTCGTGCCGTCCTTGACGTACCGGATGGCAGCAATGCGGCCGGTGACCACGGGGGTGTAAGCGGTGACGCCACCCCCGGTAGCCGTCGCGACATCAACGACGTGCCGCTCGACGTAACTCACGGGTCAGCTCGTCGCGACAATGCCCACGCCCTTACAGGCCGCGAGCAGTGAGTTGAACTTCGCTTTTTCGGCCGTGGTCCATGCGATCGTCGCCGAGCTCACCGCCGCAATGGTGGCCGCCTGCGTCCCCGAGTTGGGGACCAACTTCCCCCCGGTCTCGACTTTGATGGTTCCGCCCGATGCGATGACCTGCGAGTCGCCGCCGGCCGTGCGATAGACCTTCGGGGTATACGTGCCGTCTGCCATGTGATGCGCCCTCCGTTGGTTGCAGTCCAGTGGGGGCGGTATGGCAACCGCCCCCCCGGACCTAGCTCAAGGCACGGAGAAGTGCCGTGCTGTTGGATCAGATTGTCTGGTCGCTCTGCGGACCCTTCCGCTGACCGCTCAGGATGCAAAGCCCCGCATGGAATCCGGTGGCCGCCCCCACGACATTCAGGTCCATGCGGACATACCGGAGACTTCCGGTGTACCCAATCTTCCCTGTCATGTTGTCCGATGATCCGGCCGACAGCGCTGCAGCCGCTTCGGTGCCGAGCAGATCGTCGTCAGCAACGGATGCCATCGAGCCACTGGTCGCCCCCGCGAAGATGATCGGGGTGAGGACGAACCCGGCCGCGGCGATCGCGCCATTCAGCATCACGAACTCCACGTTATCGAACCCGGCCCGGTCAATCACGATCCCGGTCTTGACGCCGGTGGCGGACGGATCCCAGGGCTGAACCGCGACCGAGGTTTTTATGTTGTAGTGCAGATTCATTGTCGGTGTCTCCGGGTTAGCCGAGCTTGACACGAGCAAACGCTTCTTCCAAGACCGGCTGTCCATCGGTCTCACTGCGGATCAGGAAGCCGACCTGATTGGTGCCAGCGTACAGTTCGTTCAGCCGCTGGATCTCCATCGACAGCGCATCAGCGATCCAGTACTGCGAGAAATCGCCGAGGATGCCGACGTACAAGCCGGTCGTGAACGTGTTCGACATGTACTCGGAGAAGTTGACCGGGAAGCTCAGCAGGCGGTCTGGCTGACCAACAATGACCGCGGGCTGCCAGATGTACTGGCCTTGGCCGTCCTTGAGCTTGTCGATCTGCGCGCCGCCGTCCCGGTGGAAGATCCACTGCAAGCGGGGCCAGTACTGTGACTTGATGCCCCACTTCGCGGTCTTGAGCCCGTCGAACGTGATTGACGTGCCGGTGTTGCCGGTTGAGAAGTCGCGTCCGGTCGAGATACCGTCTGCTGACGCCGTCATCACGCCGAGCGGCTTGTTGACGCCGTTGCCCGTGAGGAATGCAGACTCCTGCACGACCGCAGTCTTGTAGGCCAACCGCTCACGAACCAAGGCCTCGGGACCAATCGCAGCCTTCCGGAGCAGTGTGCGCGAGACCTTGATGAACTGTGCGAGCGGATGGGGACGGAGCTCACGCTTCCCGACCGACATGGTCGAGTCTTCCGTCCCGATGTTCAGCTCCGAGACCCACGTCGGGTCGGCCGGATCGTTGTCGAGCGACGGAGCGCCCAGACTCTCGGCCTGCGGCACCTGGAATACCGTGGCGATCCGACGGATGAACGTCAGGTTGTCCACCGCCTGGATCAGCCGGGCAATGAACTCTTGCGGAGGCTGGAGATAGCCGCCGGCCGCTTGGTCGGTGACTTCCAGCGCGCGGCGCTCCACCATCGCGCGGCGCTCGTCGGGGGTCGCCGCCTGGTAGCGGATGGCCGCCCCGAAACTGCGAACCTGAGCCAGCGCCGCGTACTTGTTGTCGTCCATCGCGCGTACTTCGCGCATGACGCGCTCACACCGGTCCTCGGGTGTCTCATTCGCGGGCGGCGTATCGCGCCTTTCGGTCTCGGGCTTGATCGGTTCCTTGCGGGTCTCGAGACCGTCCTCAGCTTCCGCCTGACGGACGAGGACGTCGGACTCTTCGCGGAGCCGGTTGATGTCGGCCCACCGCTTCTCGTTGGCCGTTTTCTCTTCGGCCGTGAAGCCCCGCTTTTCCTTCTCGGCCAAGTCGATGACCGTGCGGTTCTCGATGATGACGCGAGCGCGCTCGGCCAGCTTCTCCCGCGCCTGCTCGCGCAATGTCGCCAAGCCAATGAGCGGCACTGCGCTGATCGGATCGAGCGTGTCCGCGCCGGCGACCGCCGGACTGACGATCGTGAGGAACGCGGCGAACGCGAGCAGCAGCAGCGGAAGCACCATCACCGACAGGAACGCGCCGAGCGCGCCGAGCAGCGTGGGTGCTCCCGTGCGGATCGTGCTCCCGTTCATCAAGCGCCGAACCGCTTCAGCGCGTCCCTGGACCTTGCGAATCAGGAACGGGCCAACGGTGATGAGGCTGGGAATCATGACGTTCTCTCCGGGTGTCCGGGCCGGAGATGAGCGCAACGAAAAGCGCGGAACCCCCGACCCACGTGAATGGGCCAAGAGGGTTCCGCGCACGCTTGGGTGAGCGGTCTGTCCCTGTTGCGCCGGAGAGAATCGTGCGGGGCTTGGCCCGCCTGACTCCTTCGCGCCTTACATCAGTTGTCCGAACCTATACCACGGTTCGGTTTATCCCGCAAGGTCCTGTTCGATCTCGGCCAACAGGACCCGCTCCCGTTCCAGCGCGAAGTTCGGCAGTTCCGGCTCCGGCTCTTTCGGGGGCGGTGGTGGCGGCGGCTCGTCCTTCCGCTTCTCGGCCATCTCCTTCGCGCGCGCGCTCACCTGCGTCGCGGGATAGGCGGGGTACACCACAGGGCCGACATCGAATAGCTCCTCGAACTCCGTGATGGTGCGGATAGCCTTATGGTCGTCCTTGTACTCCCACTCGTCTTTTGCGACGGTGAAGCTGAACGAGTTGCCTGTCACATCGCCGCGCTGAACCGCTTCGGCGACATCGGCGCGCGACGCTGGCAGCTCCGCAATTTCGTAGTGGAGTCCGTCCTTGTCCGCCCAGGTGCGCATCGTCTTTGCAGACACACGTCCGAGAATCATGTTCGGATCGTGATTGAAGAGGCCGCGGATGTCGGAAGTTTTGAGCGCTTTGTCGAACGCGCCCACTGCGATCTTCTCCCGGAACCCGAAGATTTCGTCCGACAGCGTCTCGAATACGGCGCCCGTGCCGGCGATTCCGACCTTGCCATCGTCCGCCTTCTTGGCTCTGACTTCGCCAGCACCGCGCGGAATGAACCGCCGCTCGATTTCGTTTGCCATGCGATCTCCTTTGGTCAGACCTTCGTAACCCTTGTGACTTCAACGCCCACGAATAGCACCCTTACCGGGTCGCCCATCGTGGTAACGTCCAGTTCCTCAAGCGTGATAGTGAGGCCCGCATTCGCAGCATCCCTGAACGCCGCATTGAGGATGTCCAGTGCAGCTTGAATCCGATCCTTGATTTCCTTGTCGCTCATCTACTTCTCCTATGCAGCCCGCACGTCGGCGGGACGTTTCACAATCTCGCGGGTCAGTGCGCCGGCGCGTTCAGCGTTCCACACCACCAGCAACGCCTCGAGCCGCACATCCAACTCGTCTGGCACCGCCAGCGCTGTGCGGATCTCCGTCAGTGCTCGCTCCGTATCGAGCGCCGCGAACGCGCGCACGTCGACCGACACACCGGTCAGCGCCGCCAGCGACAGCAGGGCAGGAGAGAGGGATTCCACCACCAACCCCGGCTCCTTCTCGAAGAACACGTCCGCCCACACGCGGAACTCCTGCGCGGGCTTCTTCATCGCGGCGCGCACCGCTTTGATCTGACGGCGCACGACGCGCTCGATTTCAGCCCGCACTACCGGCTCCATTGCCACGAACGCATCGGGCCGAATCGCTCGATCCTCGTCGTCCTCTTCATCATCCGCCGGGTCATCCACTAGCGCGGGTGGTGGCGTGTTCTTCGCCTCGATCTGTGCCGCCACCATCTCAGCGACCTTGTCCAGCGGCGCCAGGTTGAGCTGCACGAACCGTTGATCGCCGCCCGCCACGGGCTCCTCGCCTTCGTGCCCCAGAATGTCATTCGGGGAGTACGCGCCGACGTTGAACATTGACGTGTAGAACGCCGAGCGTGCCGCCGAATCGCCACGCAGCAGTCCCTTGACCTCAAACTGTGTGAAGAACCGGGACCGCTGCGACGGCAAGAGCAGGGAGCGGTTTAGCCGCTGCTCCCATCGAGTCAGCCACGGCTGCATCGAGTACGTCACGAACTCCTGCCCCTGGTGCTCGATGTTGTTGTTCGTGCTGCGCTCGAGATCGTAGAGCAGATGAGGCGGCAACCGAAGTATCCGCGCGACTTCCGTCACCTGAAACTTCCGCGATTCCAGCGCCTGCGCCTTGACCGGGTCGACGTCCATGCGGAAGTATTCCAACCCTTCCTCGAGGATCATCAGGTTGTGCGACCGACTCACGCCCTGGTGCTCCTCGTTGAACGATTCCCGCAGATTCTTCCGCCCCGCGGGTCCGAGCTTGCCGGGATGCTTCAGCCCGCCGCTCGTCGTCAGCCCCTTGCCGAAGTACCGTCCGCCAAACTCCTCGGCCGCGAGTGACAGACCAATCGCGTTCCTGAACTTCTCCACTACGTTGTCGCCGAGCAGCCCGTTCGAGCTGAATCCCCGGATGTGGAGGACGTCGTCGGCGGATAGCGTGGCCGTACCCCCCTGGTTGCCGGGGAGTTGCACCTTGTAGATCAGGGCGTTCGCGGGGGTTCGCTCGGGGGTCACGCGCCACGGAGTCAGCGGCCAGAGCGCGGAAACCTCGCCTCGTCCGTTCAGCACCTTCTGCGCGTAGCAGTTGCCCCAGAGCAACAGGAAGCCCTGCTGCATCTCACGGAACTCAAAGCTGGTCTGTTCGTCGTTCGGCTCGTCGTGCAGCACTCGCCAGAGCCCGAGCTGCCGCGCTTGTGACTTCGATCGCTCGTCCGCCCGCTCGTACAACTCCAGCGGCAGCATCGCCAGCGTCTCTGAAATGAGCCGGACGCCCGCCCATACAGCGGTCGCCGACAGCGCGGTCTCTTCGTTCACGGCAACGCCAGCCGCGGTGGGCTGGCCATTCACATGGTTTATCCACCACCGGTCCGGGTTCGACGGATGGGATCTCCGCTCCAGGGCTTCGATCAGCGCCATGTGGGCACTCCGAATAGGCCGACGACGAGGAGCACGAGTCCCGCGATTATCGGCGCGGCGGGAACGTAGACCATCCCAGCACCCAATGTGACGAGGGCCAGTCCAGCGAACACAAAGACATCGCGAGCACCGATCGCGCTAAAGAATGCGAGTAGGCGCTTTCTCATACTCGGAAAATTACTTCGGTGGCGTAAATGGATTCCTCGGGCGCCGGCGTCGTGGACGCCGCGCCGACGCCCATGCACAGCGCCACCAGCCCGTCAATCCGGCCCGTGCTCTTGCGCTTCTCCCATTTTTTGTTGCTCGCAGCATCCTGCTCGATGATCGCGGACGCGGAATTCCACCGAAGCACAGGGTTAAACCGAACGCGCAGCCTCCCGGTCAGGACCGACTCCTCGAGCGCGCCGATCGACCGCGGCATCCAGAGCGTCGATTCACTCGACCCACCACCGAACCCTTGCCCGTGACGCAGCAGCATGAGCCCCTGGCCCGGCTGCTTCTTGTCGCGCTCGACCCACCGCTTGCCCTGTGCGTCCCACTCGGCGATCCACGAGTCGAGGCCCACGTTGTCGAGCTCGCGCCTGAAGTCGTCAACGCGCCATTGGTCGAACGCGAGACCCACGACGTTGAAGCGCGCGCAATCTTCTGCGACGCTCTTCGCGACATAGGAGTAGTCGATCGAGCGGCCCGGTACCGCGGTCAGGTGCCCGCCAGTTTCCCATGCGCGATACGGAACCCGGTCGCTCCGGCCCCGCTCGTCCAGCGTCTCGGCCGGCGTCCAGAACTCCACCGTAGCATCGAACCCGCCCTCCTCGTCCGGCCAGACTTTGGCTTTTGCGGTCAGGTCGCGCTTGCTCGACAGATCGAGGCTCAAGAAACAGGGACGTTCCCTCAGATCCTCATCAGTCGGGCAATCCTCAGCCGCCACCTCGCACGCGCGCCACAGGTCGCCGTCGATCCACGGCGTTGACGCGTCCACCCACTGACAGAAGTTCAAGCGCCGGACGATGGATTCCTTCGACGGCATCCCCTTCGCCTGGCGAACCTGCTCTTCTAGGTAGCTCGGTTGGAACGTCACGCCGAGCAACGGGTTGGCCTTCAGCCACGACCGGGGATAGCCGAGTTTCGGATCGGCGGCGTCCGTGAACGGATCCTCGGCGGGATAGCCCTCGCGCGTGCCGTCCTCGAGCGCGCACACGTAGCCGAAGAAGCTGTCGTCGTCGATCTCGCCAGCTGCGACCTTGCACGCATAGGTGTGATACTCGAAGCAGACCGACGTCCGGTCGAATCCCGAGTTGGTGATCATGAAGATCAGCGCCTGCGTGCGACCCTTCGTCCCGGCTCGAAGAAACTCCACCATCGCGTTCGTCGGATGCTCGTGGATCTCGTCCAGCAACGCGCAGTGCGGACGGAATCCCGACTTTCCTTTCCCGCTCGACTCGGACGAGATGGGGCGGAAGAAACTCCCGGACGCGAGATAGGCGATGTTGTACTCCCGGCCATCACCACCGCTGAATGTGATCCGGTCGGACAGGCCCGGCGACTGCTTCGCCATCGACACGGCGTCGCGGAATAGGATGCCGGCCTGCTCTTTATCGGTCGCCGCGGCGTAGGTCTCGGCTCGAGCTTCGCCGTCCGCGCCCGTCATATAGTGCCCGATCCCCGCCGCCATCGGCGTCTTCCCGTCGCCCTTGCCCTGCTCGACGAACGCCATGCGGAAACGGCGCGTGTCGTCCGATCGCTTCCAGCCAAACAGCGAACCGACGATAAACTTCTGCGACACGTGGAGATCGAACGGCTTCCCCTCGTGATCACCGCCGCCCAGCCGCAGCACCGCGCGAAAGTAGCGATAGACCCGCTCGGCCGCGATGACGTCCCAGACGAGCCCGCGCTTTGTTCCCTGCGTGAGATCCCGCAGGTGGCGCGCGCACGCGTCCCGGACGTGCGGCCCGGCGATGATTCGCCCAGCCACCACATCCCCAGCGTACTGCGTTGCTGGATCAGCCGGTCTTGTTCGTGAAGAACTCGTCCGCCGGATCCTTCGGCTTGCCTTTGCCACCGGTGCCAAGTTTCGCCCTCGCACTCGCGCCCATCCCGAATTCCGCGCCGAGCAGTCGCATCTGCGCGATCAGGGATGCCTGCGTTTTCTCTTTCGACTTCTCAAACTCCGCCATCAGCACACACCACGCGGCGAAATTGTCAACGTCCGCCACCGTGAGCGTTCCCATCCCGATGTAGATGGGCGCGCGCTCGTCCCACAGTTCCGCTTCCCGATACTTCAGGAACTCCGGCCGCTCGATTGCACCGCCAGGCGGCTCGGGTTCGTTCTTCCGCTCCCGACCCTTCCGAAGTCGTCCCGTAACCAGCTTGAGCCGCGTCGGTTTCGGTCTACGTCCAGCCAAAAAACCCCCAAGATTTCAAAATGGTTTCATGCGGATCGAGATTGGGAGCGGTCATTAGCAACCACCGCTTTAGGGATTTAATCCACCCCCGGGTATCTCGTTGTGTCCCCACTCGTTAGCTCGCTGGCGACAGCATACGTACTAATTGCCGATTCTGGATAAAAGTGTTTACGGCTCATACGGCGTTCCACGGATGGGAGGGGTCAAGAGGGGAGCCGTCGACCGCGCATCCTCGGTATTGGCGGCGTCCGCTCTTCTCGCTGATCTGCTTGTCGCCGCTGCTGCATGTCGCACAAAGCGTCTG